AAAGAAAACAAAGGCTTCGAAAGGCCGCCGCAAGAAATAGCGGACAGTAGTTATAACGTATTTGGAGTAGCAGTATAATGAGTTTCTTATCACCTAAAGTTAGCACACCGCCGCCGGTAGATCCAGCACCGCCGCCGCCACCTGTTGTTAAACCTAACACAACTGTCCAGGCGGAAGCTGAAAGAAAGCGTACTGATCCTAAAAAAAAGACCAGGAAAAAAACTATCATGACAGGACCGACAGGCATGATTGAAGATGAGGAAATTTCCTATAAGACTTTATTGGGTGGAAATAAATAAATGTCTTCGGAAACAAGTGAACCTAGCGGTCAAGATACTGTTGACCAGATGGAAGAAGAAAACGCCATAGCTGGAATGACAGATGCACAAAGCCAGGCGCAAATGTCAGAAATGGGATTGTCTAGTGGTTTCGGTAATTATGCTGGCAGCACATCTTTATCTAATCAGCAAAGTGGTAGTATTACTGGAAGCAATTTGATGGATGCGTTAGTGCCTGGTGTTGGTACTTTGTCACTCATCTCAACTTTAAGTGCTGGTTATATGCAGTCGAGCATACAAAGGGGAGCTTCTCCTGTTTATGGCAGCAGCGGAAATGTAGAAGGTGTTGTTAATGAAACCTCAGCTTTTGGAACAACATTCAGTACTTATAGTGGTAATCCAGACTTAGATCCTATTGGTGGTGGTAATAGGGGTGGTGATGATTCTTCAACGCCATCTATTGTATCAAGCCGAGTAGCTGCACCTGTGGAAGCAGCTTCTGCTCCTGTAAGAACTGCAAGTTATAATCCGAATGAAGCGGTTGATGCTTATGGTATGCAGAGTAAAAAAGGCAGAGGATCTGGTAGAAAAGATACAATTATGACCAGCGCCCAGGGCGATACATCACAGCTCAAGACGATTTTAAGACCTGGTTTAAAAGGAACATTAGGATAAATGGCAGAGATTGATAAAACAGCTCACTTGCTTATGAAAAGATTTGGTAGCTTAGAGTCACAAAGAGCTACCTGGGAATCTCATTGGCAGGAGATTGGTGACTATGTTGTTACCAGAAAAGCTGACATTACAAAGAAAAGATCACCAGGCGATAAGAATACTGAGTTGATGTTTGACACAACAGCTCCTTTAGCTGCTGAGTTATTGAGTGCATCCCTTCATGGTATGCTTACCAATATGTCTACTAAATGGTTTTCTTTAAATTTTAGAGACAGAGAACTTAATGGCAATGATGAAGCTAGAGAATGGCTAGGTTCTGTTGAAGAAGTTATGTACCAGGCGTTTGCCAGGTCAAACTTTGCTGAGCAAATCCATGAGCTGTATCATGATTTAATTACATTTGGCACAGGCGTTCTGTTTATAGAGCGTGATGATGACTTCCAAATAAGATTCTCAGCCAGGCATATCTCTGAATGTTACGTTTCAGAAGATGATAATGGTAGAGTTGATACTGTTTTTAGAAAATTTAAGATGCCAGCCAGAGCTGTTGTCAATAAATTTGGCGTGGCAAATGTATCACAAAAGATTTTAAAGAGAGAGCAAGAGAACCCTTATGAAATGGTTACTCTTATTCATGCTGTTTTTAAGCGTGATGAAAGAGATATAACAAAAATAGATGCCGGTAATAAGCCTGTTGCTTCTGTATATTTAGATCCGGAAGCTAAAGCGGTCTTATCAGAAAGTGGCTTTGATGAGTTTCCTTACTGTGTACCAAGATTTTTAAAAAGCTCATACGAAGTTGGCTATGGAAGATCCCCCTCTATGGTTGCTTTGCCAGACATTAAGATGATTAATGTTATGAGCCAGGTCACGATCCGAGCAGCTCAAAAACAAGTTGATCCTCCACTTCTTGTACCAGATGATGGATTTGTTCTGCCGGTTCGTACTGTGCCTGGTGGATTAAATTTTTACAGGTCTGGAACTAGAGACAGAATAGAGCCACTAAATATTGGCGCTAATAATGTTCTTGGTCTGAATATGGAAGAACAAAGACGAAAAGCAATCCAGGCCGCTTTCTATGTTGACCAGCTGCTACTTGGTCAAGGTCCGCAAATGACAGCAACAGAAGTTGTCCAGAGGACAGAAGAAAAAATGCGTATGCTTGGTCCGGTATTAGGAAGGCTACAATTTGAGTTATTACAACCACTTATAACCAGAACTTATAATCTACTATCAAGACAAAAAGCGTTTGAAGCTGCGCCAGAGTTTATGAGGGAAAGTGATATTGAGATTGAATATGTCAGTCCTTTAGCTAAAGCACAACGCCAGGGTGATGTTCAGTCAATGATGAGATTCCTTGAAATGCTTTCACCTTTTGCACAGATTGACCCAGGTGTTCTTGACTTCCTGGATGTTGATGGCATGGCAAAAGAAATGATTAAGGTTTTATCTATACCAGCAACAGTCGTTAAAGGTGATGAAGAAGTTGCAGAGGTAAGAGAACAGCGACAAGCTCAACAACAAAAGCAGGCAGAACAACAAGAAATGATGCAGACAGCTGAAGCAGCTGGTAATGCAGCTCCTATGATTAAGGCAGTACAGCAATGACCCCAGATGAATTAAGAGTTGCTTATCAAGTTGTATTAAAATCAGTCAGCGGCGAAAAAGTTATAAAAGATTTAGAAGCCAGGTTTCATATTGATGGAACTACATTTTCAGATAATGCAAACGAAACAGCCTACAGAGAAGGTCAGCGAACTGTAGTGTTATTTTTAAAATCAATGCTGAAAGACAAACCTAAAAGAGAGGATATTATAGAAACATGAGTGAAGAAACACAGGTAGCGGATGCTCCGGCTGTAGAAGAAGCTGGACAAGCAACGTCTGTTGAGCCAGCGAAAATTGATTGGCGCTCAGAAATTCCAGAAGAAATTAGAAGTCATAAGTCTTTAGAAACAATCCAGGACATACCTAGTCTTGCTAAAAGCTTTGTCAATGCACAGTCAATGATTGGTGCTGATAAAGTTGCTATACCAGGCAAGTATGCAACAGATGATGATTGGAATATTGTTTATGATAAAATGGGCAGACCAGCAGAAAGCTCTGGTTATGAGCTAGAAAACAAATTGGCAGAAGGTCAGTCTGAGAATGTTGAGATGCTTACTAACTATAAGGATGTAGCTCACAAGTTAGGATTACAGCCAAGGCAGGCCCAGGGTTTGTTAAATTGGTTTAACACAACAACAGCTGATGCTTTGCCAGATCCAAACGCTATGGCAGCAAAGCAAAGTGAAACCATTGAATCTTTAAAAAGAGAGATGGGTGCAGCTTATGATGATAATATAGCTCTCAGTAATGGCGTTTTGTCAGAATTTAGCACAGAAGGTATCACAGATTTACAAATGGCAGATGGATCTTTGTTCGGAGATCATCCAGAAGTTGTAAGAATGATGTCTAAATTAGGTAGATTTCTTAAAGATAAGGTTGGAGAGGACTCTTTAGCTGGAACAAAAATGAATGGCGCTCCTACAAATGCCGAGCTTAGTGACAAACTAAGAGAGATCAGAAGGCCAGATGGTCCTTTTTGGGATGCAAAACACCCAGAACATACCTGGTATGTTGAAGAATCTCTTAAAATAGCGGAGCAATTAGAGTTATGAGTAGTATAGAAAATAGAGAATTTAAGCTTGAGGTTTTAAGAATGGTACTTGAAACCGGATCTGGAAGGATTATTGATGATCCTTTAGAGCGAGCTGACAAGTATTTGCAATGGTGTAATCAAGAAGATAAACCAAATGGTCCTTCTAAAAAAATCACTAGCAAAATAGTCGAGATAAGCAAAGGCCCTCGCAACATCAAATAAACTTACGTCTGGATTCCCCAGGTAGCGTTTTAATTTTAACTTTAAACTGCGGAGAAGTGTAATGAGTACACAAATAACTACCGCTTTCGTAAATCAGTTTAGTTCTAACGTACAGTTACTATCACAGCAAAAAGGTTCTTTGTTGCGTGGTGCTGTTTCAGAAGAATCTGTAACTGGTGAGAAAGCATTTTTCGATCAAGTTGGAAGTGTTGCAGCTGTCAAGCGTACAAGCAGACATATGGACACACAGATTCTTGATACACCTCATTCAAGACGAATGGTAACTATGGATACATATGAGTGGGCAGATCTAATAGATGATGCTGACAAGGTTCGTATGTTAATTGATCCTACATCAACTTATGCTCAAGCAGCTGCTGCTGCAATGGGTAGGGCAATGGATGATTCAATCATAGCTGCGGCTACTGGTACATCATCTACTGGATCAAGTGGTGGCACATCAACAGCTATGGATTCTGACAATATTATTGCTCATGGTTCTGCTGATTTAACAGTAGCAAAGCTTATCCAGGCAAAGAAAATCTTGGATGAGGGGTCAGTTGATCCGTCTATTGCTAGATATATTGCTGTAGCTCCAGCGCAAGTTGAAGCTTTACTTGGTACAACTCAAGTAACATCAAGCGATTTTTCTAACATTAAAGCTCTTGTTCAAGGTGAAGTTGATACTTTTATGGGTTTCAAATTCATTATGTCTACAAGATTAGCTGTGGCTTCTAATATCAGAACTTGTTTTGCATGGGCTGAAGATGGAGTTAAGCTTGCTGTTGGTAAAGACGTTATGGCGAAGATTGATGAGAGAGCAGATAAGTCCTACTCAACTCAAGTCTTTTATTGTTCAACATTTGGTGCAACACGAATGGAAGAAGCTAAAGTGGTTTCTGTCCTTTGTGATGAATCAGCTTAGAGGGAGATAGAAAATGACTACATTAAATTCTGATCTCGTTGGCAATTTCGAAGCCACCTATACAATGAGTGATGCAAGTTTACTTGCTGGCGTAACTCGTATAGCACAAGGTACGTTAGAGTTAGCTGCTGGAGATAGCACAGACAATGATATTGTTATGCTTGCTCCAATACCAACACACGCTAGCATATCATCATTAAAGATAGGTACAGACACTTTCGGTGGTAGCTGTACTTTTAATGTTGGTTTGTATACTAGCGCTGGCGTTGTTAAAGACGAAGATTGCTTTGCAACCAGTGTCGCTGATGCTGGCGCAATGGCAGATGTTCGTTTTGAAGCTGCTGATATAACTACTTGCGGTCAAAAGGTTTACACGATTGCTGGTGATTCAACTGATCCAGGCGGATTTTACTATGTTGCAGTAACTTTCAATGCAACTGGTGGTACTGCTGGTTCAATGTCATTCATAATCGAATACGTTGTAAACTAAACAACCAGGACAGCGTAGCAATGCGCTGTCCTTTTTTATAGGAATTAATAATGGCTTCTGCGGTTGATATATGTAATTCAGCACTAAACATGATTGGCGCATCTACTATTCTTGCATTATCAGAAGATAGTAAGGCTGGTAGAATATGCAATCAGCGATATGAATTTGTTAGAGATAGTGTCTTTAGGGCGCATCCTTGGAACGCTCTTATATCCAGGCAAACTTTAGCAGCTGATTCAGTAGCACCTAGTTTTACATATTCTAGTCAATTTACACTACCGACAGATCCATTTTGTCTGCGAGTATTAAAACTTTCAGATCCAGAAATTAAATTTGAAATAGAAGGCAGAAAGCTTTTATGTGATGAATCTACAGTCAATCTAGTATTTGTTGCCAGGATTACAGATCCTAACCAGTATGACCAATTACTTATCAATACAATAGAAGCGGCAATGGCTGCTGATATAGCCTATGCTTTGATAGGAAGTACAACATTAACTGCAACAATGTATGATCTTTATCGAAACAAACTAACTGAAGCTAGATTTGTAGATGCAACAGAAGGAAACACAATCAATACAGCAAGCATAACTGATAGTGAAGTATTAGCTGCTAATACATTTATTAATGCGAGATTGTAATGGCCAAGGCTTCACCAACCTTAAATAACTTTACAGCTGGTGAGCTATCGCCAAGGCTAGATGGCCGAACTGATATAAGTAAATATTTTAATGGTTCTAAAACCATGCAGAATTTTACTATACATCCTCATGGTGGTGCTAGTCGTAGACCAGGCACAATCTATGTAAACACTGTAAAAGCCAGCGCTAATGCAACAAGATTAATACCTTTTGAATTTAATGTTGAACAAGCTTACATATTAGAATTTGGCAATGAATATTTTAGAATACATAAAGATGGCGGAACTGTAGAAAGTGGTGGATCTGCGGTAGAAGTAACAACTGTTTATACTTCAGCTCAAGTTGCACAGATAAAGTTTACACAAAGCGCAGATGTTATGTACCTGGTACATCCATCACATCCAGTTTATAAGATAACCAGGACAAGCCACACAGCATGGACTATTACAGCTGTTGATTTTAGGCGTGGTCCTATGCAAGATCCTAATACGACAGCAACAACATTAACGGCTAATGGTAGAACTGGTAGTGTAACAATAACAGCTAGTGCTGATTTATTTGCTTCAACAGATGTTGGCAGATTAGTTAAATTGCATGATGGTTTTGCAAAGATTACAGCATTTACTAATGCAACAACTGTAACTGCGACTGTGCAAGAAAACACAGCTGGCAGAACTGAATTAATGCCAAGTATGACAGCAACTACATTAAGTTTTGCTGAAGGAGATCCAAGCGCTACTGGACTAGAACATAATGATAGAATAGTTGATAGTGCTGGAAACTTTGTAAAAGAAGGTTTTAAGGTAGGACAAAAGGTTGTCATTACTGGAGCTGGTACGTCTGCAAACAATAATAGTTCTGCATTACTTGTCCAGGTAACAGACGATACAATGTTATTTGCACCTTCAGTAGATGTTGTTGATGAAGCAGCAAGTCAATCAATTACTGTTGCTGGTGTATTAGAAGCAGATGATGATTTTAGCCTGGGAGCATTTTCTACAACAACTGGTTTTCCAGCGTGTGTAAGTTTTTATGAAGAACGCCTGGTGTTTGCTGGAACAACAACACAACCACAAACAGTGTTCTTTTCTGTGGCTGGTGACTTTGAAGATTTTGCGGATGGCACTAATGCTGCGGATGCTTTGAGTTATACGATAGGATCTAGCCAGGTCAATGTTATAAGATACCTGGCATCATCCAGGGTGTTAATAGTTGGTACAAGTGGTGGTGAATTTGCTGTGTCTGCTAGTGGATCTGCCGAGCCACTTAGTCCGACTAATGCACAAATAAAACGACAAGCGAGTTATGGAACAGCAGATATACAGCCTATAAATGTAGGACCAGTAACATTGTTCGTTCAGCGAGCTTTGAGAAAATTACGAGAATTAGTATTTAACTTTGATACTGATAGTTATAATGCACCAGATTTAACGATACTTGCAGAACATATTACTGAAACTGGTATTGTTGAAATGGCCTGGCAACAAGAACCAGATAATGTGATTTGGTGTGTGCTAACAAATGGTTTTCTTGTCGGTATGACATATAGACGAGAAGAACAAGTCGTTGCCTGGCATGAACATATTTTAGGCGGTAGGTTTGGTGATGCAACAATAACTGTGTCTGATTATGCAAATATAGCTGTAGGTACAACAATAAAGGTTACTAAAACAGATGGAGAAACAATTACATTTGTAAGTGAAGCTGCTGGTTCTTCTGATCCAGCTGATACAACATTTGGTTTTAGGCCGAATACAAATAACAACACAACAGCTGATAACATATTTACCAGGATAAATGCGCACTCAGATTTTACAGTGGCTAATCCTTCAGCGGCTATTGTTACGATTACAGAAACAGATCCAGAAACTACTGGGTATACAACAATAGAAACTAGCGATCCGACCAGGCTTACAACAACAAACCAGGGTAATGCGGTTGTAGAATCTATTGCAACAATACCTGGCACAGCTGATGAAGATGATCTTTATATGATTGTCAAGAGAACTGTGAATGGATCAACTGTAAGGTATATAGAATATTTAAGTAATTATGAGTTTGGTACAGATATAAAAGATGCTTACTTTGTTGATTGCGGCCTAACATATAGTGGCACAGCAGCAACATCTATATCTGGTCTTACACATTTAGAAGGTGAAAAGATTGTTGTCCTGGGTGATGGCGCAACACATCCAGACAGAACTGTATCGTCTGGTGGTATTACACTGGCTAGATCAGTGCAAAAAGCACATATAGGATTTAATTATAAATCAACATTGCAAACTATGAGAATAGATGCTGGCGGAACAGAAGGCACATCACAAGGCAAGAACAAAAGAATAAATAATATTACATTAAGATTATATAAATCAGTAGGTGTTAAGGTAGGTAGCTCAGAAGCAGAACTAGATCTAATACCATTTAGATCTTCAGCAGATGATATGTCGGAAGCTCTAGGAATGTTTACTGGAGATAAGGAAGTCGAGTTTAGAGGTGGTTATGATAATGATGGTTTTGTATTTGTAAGACAAGATCAACCATTACCATTAACTGTATTGGCAATATTCCCAAGGCTACAAACATTCGATCAATGAGGTTAATTAATTATAAGGCAGAACACTTAGATGAACTGCTTGCTGGTGATATGGACAACCTGGCAAGAAAGTCTTTTGGTGTGGCTGGTGATTTTGCACAATCATTAGATGTACCAGGAATGGCATTTACTGCTGTGGAAAATGGTCATCTTATAGCTAGTAGTGGTGTGCAGCCTTTATGGAAGGGTGTAGGCGAAGGATGGTTTGTTGCATCAAGTAAAATGCCACAGAAAAAACTAACTATTATCAGAATGATAAAAGATAATTTTGACAATATGATTCAAGATAATGGCTTAGTAAGAGTACAAGCTGGAGTTAGATCTGATTGGCCTACAGCTAAAAGATTTGCTGAATTTTTAGGGTTTGAGCATGAAGGCATCATGCGCAAATATGGTCCAGATGGACAAGATTATTATAGAATGGCGAGGATAAAATAATGGGCCAATTTGCTGTACCTTTACTGATTGCTTCAACTGCTGTTAGTGCTATTGGCGCTATCCAGGCTGGTAAGGATCAAAAACGAGCTTACGATTATAATGCACAAATAAATGAAAGAAACGCCAAGGCGAATGACCAGGCAGCAGACCAGCTAGTTTTACAAAATGAAGTAGATGTAAAAAGATTTAGAAATGATTTTGATGATCTGCAAGCATCTACGTCACAAGCTTTTAGATATAATGGCTGGATGGCCGATACTGGTACACCGCTAAAAGTTGCCCTGGCAAACGCCCAACAAGCAGACGAAGAAGTCGCAACCATGAGATATAATGCCAAAGTAGGCAAACAAGAACTAAAAGAGCAAGGAGTTCAACAAAGGATGCAAGCAAATCTTAATCGTATGTATGGCAGAAATGCTGCAAGAGCTGGTAAATTTCAAGCTATGGGTAGCTTGTTATCTGGTGGCTACAAATATGCGACTATGTAAATGAGAGTTCCTACTTACAGAAGTCAAAGCAAGATGACTTCCAAAACTGGTGCAATAAACTTTTCAGTGCAAGCTAATCCTGGAGCGTTATCAGCTGGATCAAGAGCTATGGCTGGCTTTGGTGATTTGGGTATGAAAATATCTTTAGATTACCTGGAAACACAGCTAAAGATGGAACGTACTGCTGATATAAACAAAAGAGAAAATGAGATAAGAAGCAAGGCATCTAGCCTTATAAGAGAAGCGCAAACAAAAAATTTTACAAACACAACTGAAGCAAATACATTTTTTTTAAACAAATGGACACCTATTGCTATGAAAGCAACTAAGGGTATTTCAGATAATGTTATAAGATCAAATGTTACAGAAAAGCTTACTGATCTTAGATTAATTGCACTAAATGATTTTAATAAAGTATCACGATTAAAAATAATAGATCATGGAACAGCGCAAGCTATAAAAAAAGAAAAGCTGTTAATAGATAAAATATCTATATCTTCTGGTGCTGCTTTAGCAGAAGCCACAGATCAATTATATGGAGAAAATGGATTATACGCTTCTATGGTAAGTGGCGGTCTTATTACAAAAGAAGCAGCACAAAAAAGAATATTAGCAACTAAAAGCAAAGCAGCCAGGCTAACTGTTAATAAAGAATTATCTGCGGCTGCATATGGACAAGATGCAAATGCAGCAAGTCAAATAGCTAATAATTTATTTGATGCTAATAAATATCCAGACCTATCAGAAAATGAAAGAGTAATATTACAAAAACAAGCCAATACACTATCTAATCGTTTGGATAACCAAGTTGCAAGAGCTGCTGAAAAACAAACTAGAGTAAATGATAAGTTAATAAAAAAAACACAGCGCAAAACATTTTCTACATTTTTATTAAAAATAAGAAACAAAGATCCAGTAACTTTGCAGAAAATAGAAACTTTGTATGGTGATGGTAAATTAGATACTAACCAATACAATACTTTGACCACGAACATTATTGAAGGTGATGAGGTATCAAGTAACCAAGGCACAATATTAGATTTTAAAAATGAAATATATGATGCTGAAGATAAATTTGAAATAGATACTATACTTGACAAATATGAAAAGAAAATTGGGATAGGCAAAGACATTGCCATAAAAGATTTTATTTCACTTACAGAATTTGCTGAAAATCAAAAAGCAAGTACACCTAGAGCAAAAGAAGCTAAAAAACTAAGATCTCTTATAAAACAAAGTATTGGTATATCTGGAATAGCTATGCCTGGTGCAAGTTCTGTTAGGGATAATTTATTAGGCGCTGATGCCCTAGATACATTTGACAGACTTATTGATGATAAAGATGTAAATGGAAATGTTAGAAATGTAAGAGATGTCTATAATGAAGTTATTGACCAAATAAATAACACTAAAAATGAACAAAATTTTTTAGCTCTTAATACAAAATCAAGAGAAATATTAGATGATTTTGATTTTAAAAACAAAACAGAAGATGAAGTCAAACAAAGACTCAATAATTTAAAGCAACAAATTGAAGAAGATACAACTAATTTTTCTGCATTAGAAAAAGCTATAGAATTTGAAACTATCAAGCATTTTTTAAAAAATTATAAATTAATACAAGCAAGAAACTAAGGACACAAACTATTGGAAAATGAATGGTTATTAGGATGGTCTTTGAGGAATCAAAGATCAGAACTTGTTAATGGTGATTATGCACAGCTGCTTGAAGCTGGTAATGAGCAAGGCGTTCAGTTTGATAGTGAGTTTGTCCTGGATAATAATGTCACTGATTTACCTAAAACCTCAGATCTAACTGATGCAGAATTAGTTACAAGTCCTGGCTTTCAGCGAGCTAGTGAGCTTTTATATAACTCTATGATAGGTGATAAAAATAAATCTGGTGTTATGACTAGGCGTAAAAAAGCAGCATTGCAAAGAGCGCCAAAAACACCAGAAGAATATGCAGCATGGGGTATAGAATACCAGGGATCATTAGAATATAATCTACCAAAAGCAGCTATAAATTTTAGTAAGCTTGGAACACTAGCAAAAGACAATCCACAATTAGCGGTAGCATCATTAGCATTACAAGAAGAATATACAAAACTTGGTTTATCCTGGAATGGCACAAAAAGATTTTTTGCTGGTATGTTTTCAGATCCAACAACATATGTTGGTCTAAGTACACTTGGCTGGGGTTTTCTTGGTAGGCAAGGCGCAAAACAAACAACTAAAAAAGGTATAACTAATTTTCTCAAAAAAGCATTAGATCCACGATTATTGACTGTTTATGAAGCTGGTGGTTATACAGCAGCAGAAGATTATATAAGGCAGCAAAAAGAAATTAGATCTAATGTTGCAGATCCTAGAACTGGCAAAGCTGAATTTGATAATTTACAAAGCGCTATATCTACTGGTATCGGCCTGGCTGGTGGTGGTGCGATTGTCGGTGGTATAGAAGGCGCTAAAAGAGTTGCACCAGTTATTGCTGAAGGTATAAGAAATTTAGGTAAAGATGCTGATAAAAGAATAAATGCAAGAAAAGCTGATGGTAGTTTTACACTTAATACTGGTGTTGATCCTATGCCAGCTGTTGATTCACTTGTTTCTGCTGCTGGTAAAGCTTTGACAGATAAACGAGTTGACCAGGATGAACTAGGTTTTTACTCAAATGCTTTAGAGCAAGCAAAAAACTTAAAGCAAAATTCTGGCCAGGGATCACAACTAAGGGGTATTCTTATTAACCAGGGTGTAAAAGAAGATGAAATAAAATGGACAGGCCTGGATGAAATACTAAGTAAACCTAAAGTAACAAAAGATGAAATTGTAAAACATTTAGAAGAAAACAGAATAGAACTAAAAGAGGTAACTTTAGAGCCTGGAGTAAATTTAGGTACAGATGATACACCGCTTAATTTTGATGCTGGCCGAGTAGATGATATGTCTGATAATTGGTCTTATAGAGTAGAAGATTATATTTATGATTTACAAAGAGGTGATGCAGACTATTTACTTGAACCTATTTTTAAAGGCTTGCGTGAACAAGATGCTACTGAAGCTGATATAAAATATATACAGCAAAAAATATCTGAAAACGATTATGACAGCTTACCATCCGACACTAAAAATAGTATTGAAAATATTTTAGATGGTGTTGCTTATAAAGAATACATGAATGATCCATATATAGATTATTATGATAGCACTCATGGATATAGAATTAGTGGAAATGAAGGCATTGGTTTTAGAGTTTTAAGTCCAGACGGCGATGACATAGCAGATGATGTATACAGCTTTAATGAAGCAAGAGTACAAGCTGAAACACACGCTTTTGACTATGGCTATACTGGCATGGGTGATCCAGGCGATACTAGATGGTCTGAATATAAACAACCAGGCGGAGATAATTATAGGGAAATATTATTAGCAAATCCTGGTTTTAAAGGTGATCCAGATTTAGTAAAACTTGATTTACCAGACATAGAAAAACAAGAAGTTTTTAATTTAACAAGAAAAGAAGCGTTTGCAAAAACTTTGACACCAGACATGGCGGCAAAAGAATTTACGCCAGAAATGAAACAAAGATTAACATCTTTGATACAAAAGCAATATTCTAACGAAGCTGTCAAAACAAGCAAAAATTTAAATAGATTGCGAACATTTAATAGCTCACACTTTGATGAACAAAACATAGTTGCTCATGTAAGAGTTACAGATAGAGAGGGTTTAGGACCAGAAGGTTTTAGTACAACAAAAAATCCATTTAGGGTTTTATACGCTGAAGAAATACAATCTGATTGGGCGCAGCGTGGCAGAATACAAGGATTTTATAATCCCAAAGCAAGGCCAAAAGATGTTTTACAAGAAGAAAACAAAAAAATCTCTAATGATGTTTTTGCAAAATTAAGAACATTAACTGATGAACAACTTAACGACA